CCGCCAACGGCGCTTATTTGCAGTGCTGCAATGGTTACGGGTACTGGTCAAATATAGCGCCGCTGTACGGCTACAGGTTGCCAAGAATCGGCGACTATTGGCTTTACGTCAACACGGCGAGGTGGCCGCGATGGATGAAGGCCAGAAATCCGCCTGATAAAGTATCATGAAGGCCGAACCCGCCACATGGCGGGTTTTTTAATGCTTGACATTCCATTTTTTTGTGTTGTAAGCATGGAATGTCCATCTTTACCGGTATCCCTGTAGCAACACTGCAAACGTGGCTGAACGATGCTCAGACCGCGATGCAGGAACTTGCCATCGGCAAGCGTGCGGTCACGATTGCCACCGGTGACAAGCGCCTATCCTTCTCCCCCGCAGAACTCCCCAGACTCAAAGCCTACATTGGCCAGATCCAAGCGGCTATCGCTGAGGCCACGGGCGCGGCGACCGGACAGCCCTATTCGGTGGCGACATGGACGCGCTAACCCGACTGATTGCCTATGTTGCGCCGTCATGGGCGGCTTCCCGGATGCTGGCTCTTGGACGGCTGGCCAGCGCGAAACGCTATTATGACGCCGCCACAGCCACCTCTCAGCACCCCCGACGCGGCAACGCGGCAAGCGCGGACGCCGTCATGGACCGCGCCAAGGGAAACCTTCGTGAGTATGGCCGCTGGCTGGACGAAAACCATGACCTCGCAATCGGCGTCCTGGATGATCTGGTAACGAACATTATCGGCGCGGGCGCTGGCATTGAGCCAATGGCGCGGAACATGCGGACCCGTGAGCCGGCGACGGAACTCAACAAGCAGCTTGCCGAATTTTGGGAAGAGTTCTGGCAATACCCAGAAGTCACCGGCGAATTGCCAGGCAGCGAGATGGAGCGGATTGTCTGTCGCTCATTTCTGCGGGATGGAGAGATATTTGCTCAACACGTCAATAAGCCAGTTGCGCCGTACACCAGTCGAATCCCCTACGCACTGGAATGGCTCGAATCTGATTTTGTGCCTTTCGATCTAACCGACGCTTCCCGCCTCATTGTCCACGGTGTGCAAAAAGACGGCTGGGGTCGCGCGATTGGCTATTACGTTCTCAAGCAGCATCCCGGATCGCTGATTCTACCCGGCTCCCGATTCGATACCGTTTTCTTGCGCGCTGAAAATATGATGCACCTCAAGTTGGTGAAACGGCTACACCAAACGCGCGGTGTATCTATTTTCCATGGCGTGCTGACTCGGCTGGACGATCTAAAGGATTACGAAGAAAGCGAGCGAATTGCCGCGCGGGTTGCCGCCGCACTCACTGCTTTCATCAAGCGCGATTCGGCGCTATCGGATACCGTCACCACCACGCTGACCGGCGAAGAGAGTCAGACCGGGAGCCGTTCGTTTTCGATGGAGCCCGGCCTGATCTTCGACGGCTTGCAACCGGGCGAAGATGTCGGCGTTATCGACTCGAAGCGCCCGAATCCGAATCTTGAGCTATTCCGCAATTCACAACTGCGGGCCATTGCGTCCGGGACCGGCACGAGATTTTCCAGCATCGCCAAGAATTACAATGGCACGTATAGCGCGCAACGGCAAGAACTGGTTGAAACGGTTGCACATTATCGCCGCATTTTCGACTACCTGCGCGAGAAATTCTATCTCCCGGTCTGGCGGCGATTTATTGATGCGTCTCGGCTTTCTGGGTTGTTGCGTGTACCGGCTGGCATTGACGAAATGAGTCTCTATCGTCCTGAAATCCGCCCGCCACAAATCCCGTGGATCGATCCAAAGAAAGAGATCGAAGCCTTTCAAGCGATGGTCGAGGCTGGGTTTAGAAGTCGGCAACAGGTTATTCGTGATTTGGGCGGCGATCCGGCAACGGTGGATGCGCAACTCATGGCTGATCCGCTGGACGTTCGCCCGCCGCTGGATTCGCAGCCGAAACAGCAAACGCCACAAGAGGCACCAGTACAGGATCAAGCGGCATGAGTACAAGAGACCTAAGCGCGTTGCAAGATGGCCGCTTTGAGCGGTTTGCAGTGCTGGATTTGCGGGAAGCCAATCTCGAAAGCCGAACCGTTCCCGCGTCGCTATCCAGCGAATCGCCAGTTGATCGATTCTTTGGCCGAGAGATTCTGGTTCACGATTCCGACGCCGTTGATTTGAGTCGGGCCGGTGATGGATTGCCGCTGCTATGGAATCACAATACCGATGAGCCAATCGGCGTGGTGGAGCGAATTAAAATCAAGGACGGGAAATTGCGCGGCGTCTTGCGGTTTTCAAACAACAAAAAGGCGATTGAAGTATTCAACGATGTTCGTGATGGGTTTTTAAAGAATATCTCTATTGGCTATCAAGTCAACAAATTTGAAGAACAGGCGAATAGTAACGACATCCGCGTGACTGGATGGACGCTACTCGAATCAAGTGTCGTAACGGTGCCGGCGGACGCATCCGTTGGAATTAATCGGTCTTTAAGTGGAGTTAATGAAATGGCTGATGAAAATCACACGCCGGCTGTCGAAGTCGGGAATAACGATGGTTCGGGGACTGGCGCTGAGCCGGTTGTGCCGATTCGTCAAATCGATACCAATGCCGTGCGCGCTAAGGCAGTGCTGGATGAGCGCAATCGATTGAAAGAAATCGATGGAATCTTTGCGAATCCCATCGTCCCCCGTGATTCGGTGTATGACGGCATTCGAGCGCAAGCGCTGAATGAAGGATGGAGCGCAGATCAAACCCGCAAGATTGTCATGGAGACCCTGGGCGGCAAAGCGGAGCCGATTTCCAATCCCGGTGCCGTTCCTGATGACGTGCAAGTTTTCGGCGTTGGCCTCCGCAGTCAGCCTGCCGCCTCCCCTGCTTACCAGCCGCGCCCGTTGGGCGCTGGGGTCCGCATGGGCGAAGATCAGACCGAGAAATTCCGCAACGGCTTTACTGAGGCGATGCTCGTTAAGGCCGGCGTGCTGACGGACCGCAAGTCGATTGACGGCGCGCGGGCTGGTGGATTCGTCGGTAAGCGGTTGATCGTGCTCGCTGGCGATTATTGCCGGATGCACGGTATCAACACGCAAGCCATGGACGATGACGCCGTTGCGGCGCGGGCGCTGACGTATCGAGCGGCTGGGCAAACCACGTCCGACTTCACCAATATCCTGGCCAGCGTGGCTAACAAGTCGCTGCTGCAAGGTTGGGAAGAAGCACCGGAAACCTGGCAGATCTGGACGCGGCGCGGCACCTTGCCGGATTTCAAGACTGCCGAGATTAGCGGCCTTTCCGGCTTCACCGGGCTGGATGAAGTGCCTGAAGACGGCGACATCACTTATGGCAAGTTCACGGATCGTAAGGAAACGATCAAGTTGGTGAGCTATGCGAAGAAGTACCGAATTACCCGCAAGCTGATCATCAACGACGATCTGCGCGCCTTGTCGGCCATCCCTCGCGCGATGGGCCGGGCCGGAAACCGCAAGGTGGGGGACATCACTTATGCCCTGTTGAACGGAACGGGTCCGACGCTGAACCAAGATTCGACCGCGCTTTTCGACACCTCTTCGCACAAGAACTATGTCGCCGCCGCGACCGCGCCCACGGTGGCCACGCTGAATACCGCTGCCGTGGCCATGGCGAAGCAGACCGACCCGAACACCAGTGCCGTGCTGAACATCCAGCCGCGATTCCTGATGGTCCCGAAAGCTCTGGAGTCTACCGCGCGCGTGCTGATAGCCGCCACTTACGACCCGGCTGGTACCGCTGGCACCTTGCCGCCGAATCCGTTTAGCGGCCGCTACGAAGTCATTACGGATGCCCGGCTGGATGGACAGACTTACGGCACCGCCGCGTGGTACCTGCTGGCCGATCCCAACATCTTCGACACGTTCGAGGTCGCCTTCCTGAACGGAATGGCCGAACCATACATGCGGGAAAACGAGGAATGGGACGGGCAAGGTACGAGTTATCTGGTCGGCGTTGATTTTGGCGTGTCCGCTCTCGATTTCCGGTCCGTCCACAAGTATCGCGGCAACTAATCCATTCAATCACGCCGCCCAATCATGGGCGGCTGATTAATCAGTTTGAGGATACAGTCATGGCTCAAAGTCTTTCTGAAGGTGCGATTTACAACTACACGACTACCGGTGCGGTGAGCAACGGTCAATTGCGCGTCATTAATCGAATGGTCGGCGTAGCGCTGAATTCCGCGACGGGTGCAGGGCAGAAAATCGCTATTGCGCTGGAAGGCGTCTTTTCCGTTGCCGCTGTTGCCACCGGTGCCAAGACGGCGGGAAATCGCGTGTTCTATCGCACCACCGGCTCGCAGCTTAAAGCCGCGTTCGCTTCCGGCGTCGCCACTGGTGGCAAGCATACCATTGGAACTGTTTGGGAAACCGCCACCGCCGCATCCACGACTTGCAAGGTCAAGCTGATCGGCGGCCCGATGGGAGTTCTGGCGTAATGTCGGATTTTAGCGACTTGATGAACGGGACTGCGGTTCCGCTTATCAAGTCGTTCTTTGGAGACGCGGCAACCTATACGGTTGATTCCACGGCTGATGAATTGGCCGTGGTCGCTATCGTCGATAAAGACGTGGTAAATCCACTGACTGAAGCCACGTCAGCCATTGAAAAGCAGACGATCATCACGATTGCCACTGTTGATCTTGCGGGCAATATACCGCGTCGTAATGACGTGATTACCATCGGTTCGGATCGATATATCGTGCTGAAACGTGACTCAGATGATGGCTATTTTTCTCGGATTATCGTAAGGGCTGGCGATGATTGAAGTCGAGGTCAACGAACAGCAACTGAATGAAGTACGGGAGCGCCTTGCTTATATCAAGAACGGCGCAACCAAGGCGCTCTATCGCGGGTTGAATAAAACGGCTTCACGCGCAAGAACGCGCTTTTCTCAGGAAATCGCAAAGCAAGTCAATTTATCGTCTAGCAAGATCAAGAGTAAATTGGATGGACCGGCGCAACTCTTTAATAATCGCGCTAACTCTAATCAACTTAGGTCTATTTTATCAAGCAAGAAAACTGGAACACGAATGGAGAATTTCTTAACGTCTCTATTCCCGTTTCGGGCTGGTAGGCCGTCTGATCCAATCGTCGTTAAAGTAAAAAAGACACCAGTCAAGATATTAAGCGGATTCTGGGTTCCTGCAAAGAATAGCGGCGGATACCTCATTGCAGTTAGGAATGATGTATTGCGCGCGCAAGGCATGAAGAACGCCATTAATCAGAATAGCCGGTTACCTTATACGGTCCTTTATGGTCCAGGTCCAGGGCAGATGTTTGAATCGGTCACTACCGACTTAGGGCCAGAGTTGAGCGAGTATTTGCAAAAAGCGATTGATGCGGAAACCAGTTGGTTGATTCAAAAAAACCCGCCTCCCGCTGGCGATGGCACGGGTGAAGACTAATGCCAACCGCTAAACGTGAACTCGCAATCGCCGCGCTGGCAACGCGATTGAACGCAACCCGTAATCCATATCCACAGGATTACGACGAAACGCCATTTTATGCGCTGATCGAAGGCGAGGAAACGGTTTTAAGCCGTGACTATGACGATGTTTTGGTTGTTGCTAGTTTAACGGTTGAGGCGATTAATCGTTACGATGAAGATGCTAGCCGAACCACAGCCGCGAATGCGCTGCTGGCTTATTTGATTTCAACGGCGCTTGGCGCCGATCCGACACTTGGCGGATTGGCTGAGGGTTTGACGTATACCGGTGGCGCAACTCTTTTTTCTGATACTGGCAGTGTGCTAATCGGCGCTGTTGCGCGGTTTGATTTGACTTATCGGCATGTCGCCGGTAGCCCTTATTGACGGAGAAACATCATGGCTATTTTGACTACTCAAACGATTGAATACGAGAGCGCCGCGAGTCAACAGTCGTTCGCGGCGCTGACGGATTCCGGCGATCATACCGTTTTTACTTCCGCGACCACGCCTTGGAGTCAGGCCAGCGGCTATGAGCCGGTGATCGGTCCGTATGGCGTCATTGATGGCGGTGCGGTTATTCCGGCAGTCAGCACGACAAATAACCTTGTGGATGCTGCTGCCGTGGTACTGATGGCTCCAGGAATGACGGGTGCAAGTGCGACCACGGGCCGGATTACCGTTGCCGCTGACACTGATTTGTCTTGCACTCGCGGGGCTTCGACGAACACGCATATTATCAACAGCATCACCGTGAATTCTTCGGGCGCTTATGCCGTGGTGGCCGGGACTGCTACGACTGCTTTCAGCGAGACGCGCGGCTCTTCCGGTGGTCCGCCGTTCATCCCGGTCGGCTCAATCGAGGTGGCTCAGGTCCGCTTGACTTCGATCACTGCCGCGCCGATTACCGCTGATGAAATCTATCAAGTGGTCGGCACGCATCAAGAACGCTACGACTATCCCGTGTATTCCGTGGATTACCTTCGCGGAAAGATTACCTTCGCCGCCGCGCTTCCGCTGATCCACACCGGGTCTGTGGCGAAGTCGGTACGAGTGCGAGTTGCGACTCCGGTTTTTGCTGAAAAAGCGAACGCCCGCGATTGGGTTCCGGCTGAGACTTCCAACACCACGAACTCCGAATCGTACTACGACGGCAATTTGGGGTCGGTATCGTCCAGTTTGGGACAAGCCAGCTTTACCGCCGCGCTGACTGATGGGGTCACTGATGGGTTGTTGAGCAAAGTCGGGCAAAAGCTGATCTTCCGGTTTAAGCCGTCGCGTGCCGGTTCCGCGTATCAACTCACTCAAGGCGTTCTGGGCGTGGCGCGCACATTCGGCGTGAAAAGCTCCCCGCAGGGGTCTTTCACGGTATCGCCGGAACAGGCCAGCGTGGACTTCACGGGACTCTAAGATATGAGCTTCGACCTTGAGCGGTTCCGGTCTTGTGCATCGCAATTGTCGCCACGGACGGCGGCGGTTCCGGTGGATGATCTGGCGCATTGGTTCCCGGAAGACGCCAAGCCGGTCTGGACGGTGCGCGGATTGACGGGCGTGGAGATTGCCACCGCCAACGATGCACAGGGCCGTGCAAGGCTCTATGCGGCGACCGTTGAAGCCCTGGCCAGTGCGGCACACTCCGACCAAGCCGACGCGCTCAAGAAGCTCTTCGGGGCCGATGGGGAACCGCCTGAAGACCTGGCTAAACGGTTCGATCATCTGGTCTTCGGGAGCGTTGACCCGAAAATTGCCCGCGAGGATGCGATTCGGTTGTTTGCCCTGTATCCAGTTGTAGGTTATCAGCTCACTAATAAAATCCTTGAGCTTACCGGCCTTGGGCCAGACTTGGGAAAAGTGCCGCGCTCTACGGACTCCCCGATGTCGTAATGGCTTTGCAGCTTTGCGATATGAAGGGGCGATTTCTCTTTGAGTGTCGCCCTGATTTATTTTCGCAAGGGCAATTGACAACGGTAGAGTGCGAACTATGGGGTATGTATTATGAAGACAAGGCAAGAGCGACAAAATAATGGCTGACCTGCAAAGCGTTGTCGAGCTTATTTTCAACGGGATTGATAATGCATCGGAAACAACAAGGGCTGTTTCTAATAGCCTTAGCGGTCTTGCTGATACCGGGAAAAACATTACCCAGCCATTCGCAGACGCAACAACCGGTATACTTAAATTTGAATCTGGAATGCTAGCTGCTGGTGCGGCTGTTATTGGATTTTCAATCAACGCCGCCGATAAGTTTGATATTGCCTTCAGGGAAATATCGACGCTAATTGATGCGCCTATTGAAGGATTGCAAAATTTTCGTTCTGAAATACTCGCCTACGCAGCAGATAGCACGCAATCTTTAGATCAAGTTACCGCAGCGACCTATAACGCCATATCTCAAGGCGTTGACTATCAGCAGTCATTACAAGCTGTTTCTGCCGCTGAAAAGCTAGCAGTCG